GCAAAGAGTTTTACACAAAAAACAAAGCAAAGTTATCTAAAGAATTATTTACAAATGGCACAGGCGATTTGTATAACACAATAGCTAAAGCGCATATAGACTCAGATAATGACCTAACATTAAATGAGATATCAACTTTGTATACTGATGTTGATAATCCTGCTTTAACTAGGGTAGCAAAACAAAATTTTCAATCTTTGATTGAGGATATAGAATCTGCCTCTTTACCTAATGAAAAAATAGCTAACAATATATTAGAGCCGTTGTATAAACGAAGACAAGCAAATAAAATTGCTGTATTAGCTACGGAGATTTATAATGGAAAAGAGGCAGATTTTAGTGAGATTAAAAAGTGTTTAGAGTCATCTATTGATGATGAAGGTGACAACTATGAATATATTACTTCTGATGTGGGTGAGTTAGTGGAACAATTGAAAGACAATACTAAGTTTAAATTTAACCTAAAGCCATTGCAAGATCGTGTACATGGTATTGGTGAAGGCAATTTAGTTATATTATTTGCTCGCCCCGAAAGTGGTAAGACTGCATTTTGGGTAAACCTTATTGCAGGAATAAATGGTTTTGCATCACAAGGTGCAAAAGTTTGTGCTCTGATAAATGAAGAACCTGCCATCAGGACACAAATGAGACTAATCAATGCGCATACTGGTATGACATTTGAAGAAATAAAAAACGATACTGCCCTAGCCAATAGGAAATGGGCTGAGATCAAAGAAAATGTAAAGATATTAGATACTGTTGATTGGGATTTAGTTAAAGTAGATAAGTTAGTAGCGCAAGAAAAGCCTGATATAATCGTAATTGACCAGCTAGATAAAGTTGGAGTTGCAGGAAACTTTGCTCGTACTGATGAAAAACTTAGGGCTATATATACAGGTGCTAGGGAGATTGCCAAAAGAAACAATTGCTGTGTGATTGCGATCTCTCAAGCATCTGCTGATGCTCAAGGTAAACTTGACATAACCTTTGATATGATGGAGAATAGCAAAACAGGAAAAGCTGCAGAAGCAGATATTATTATAGGCGTAGGGTATAGAGACAAGGTGGACATGGATAAAAATCTACGAGGATTAAATATAACTAAAAATAAGATAACAGGGTGGCATGGAATGATACCATGCAATATAATCCCAGAACTGTCGAGGTATGAGGAATGATCACTACATTTGATGTAGAGACTAGCTTTCAGGTAACTGATGAAGGTAAACTAGACCCATCAGCAAAAAACCCACACAACTTTTTAATTTGTATGGGTTTGAATGATGACTATATCTTTTTTAAGCATAATGAGTTCAGGGGAACTCCTGATAGAAAGAGGGTACAAGGTATACTAGATAAAACTACTCTATTAGTTGGTCACAATATAAAGTTTGACTTAATTTGGTTATGGGAATCTGGATTTTCTTACTCAGGCAGGGTCTATGACACCATGATAGGCGAATATATGCTTAATAGAGGCTTAAAACGCAGTTTAAAGCTAAAAGATTGCTGTGTTAGAAGAAATGTTACGCAAAAGTCTGATTTAATGGAAGGGTTTATCAAAAACAAGACCTCATTTGAGAATGTGCCTATAGGAATGCTAGAAGAGTATGGTAGATTTGATATAAAATCAACACGATCATTGTTTGATGCCCAAATAGAACAGTTTAAGATACCTAAGAATAAAAAATTAATAAAAAGTACTAAGATGATGTGTGAGTTTCTAGTTGTATTAGCTAATATGGAAAACAATGGCATTTACATTGATGAGGAGGCATTAAAACAAGTAGAAAAGGATTTCCAAGAAGAACAAGACAGACTTCGTGTAGAAATTGATGAAACTATATATAAAAAAATGGGAGATACTTCTATAAATCCTTCTAGTCCAGAGCAATTGTCCTGGTTAATCTATGGAGCAAAGGTTACTGACAAAAAGAAATGGTCTGTACAATTTAATTTAGGATTAGACCCATTTACAAAGAAGCCAAAGAGAAGATATCAGTATTCTAAAACAGAAATGAGAAAGATTTTTGATATGTTTTTACAACCTGTGTATAAAACTAAAGCACAACAATGCCCTACTTGTAATGGAAAAGGGCATATACAAAAGTATAAAGTTAATGGAGACCCTTATAAAAATCTTACTAAGTGTATGGATTGTGGAGGCAAAGGTTTTATTTATAAAAATTTAAAAGAAAGAGCAGGATTTAATGCTAAAGTAGAATCTGTTATGGATATTGCTGAAGGCGGTTTTAAAACTGATAAAAATACTTTACTCAAAGTGGCAAAAACAGGTAATGAAGAATTGCGAGATTTTATAGAAAAGATATCTAGGTACAATGCTTTAGATACATACTTAAAAACTTTTGTTGAAGGTATTAAAAAGCATAAAACAGAAGTTAATTATTTGTATCCAAACTTTATGCAATGTATTACAACAACAGGCAGACTATCTAGTCGTGACCCAAACTTCCAAAATCAACCAAGAGGTGGTACTTTCCCAATACGAAAAGTTATTCGTTCACGATTTGATAATGGAAATATTATGGAGATAGATTTTGCACAATTAGAATTTAGAACTGCTGTCTTTCTAGCACAAGACAAACAAGGACTAAAAGATATTAATGATGGCGTTGATGTCCATCAATTTACTGCTGATACAATAGGGTGTTCTAGGCAACAAGCTAAAGCGCACACATTTAAACCTTTGTATGGTGGGATGTCAGGGACTGAAGATGAAAAGAAATACTATACAGAATTTCTAAAAAAATACCCTGACATAAAAGTTTGGCATGATAAGCTGCAAAGTGAGGCAATACGACATAAAGTCATAACTCTACCAACAGGTAGGCAGTACGCTTTTCCAAGTGCAGAACGCATGCCATGGGGTGGCTCAAGCTTTTCAACACAGATAAAAAACTATCCTGTGCAAGGCTTAGCCACTGCTGACATTGTTCCTCTAGCATGTATCCTTTCTCAAAAATTGCTAGAGAGCAATGGCACAAAGAGCATCTTAATCAACACAGTGCATGACTCTATAGTCGCTGATGTATTTCCTGGTGAGGAACAAATAGTAGCCGAGTGTTTAACACAAGGTTGTTTGGGTGTGGTTGATGAACTTATGGAGAGGTATAGTGTTGATTTTGATGTTCCATTAGAGGTTGAGATAAAGGTTGGACCAAATTGGTTAGACACTACAATTTATCATTGACAAAGACTAATATATGTGGTATATTAGATATAACAATAAAGCACTGGAGGTGCAAATATGAGTAATGAAGTAAAACCTTTTGAGTCTCTTTCTAACGAAGAGATAATGAAGATGACAGGGCAAGATGACGGATCTCAAATGGGGTCTGGTACTTTGCCAAGATTGGCAATAAACAGAGCTGCTGAAGATGATGATGGGAATGCCTTGAGAGCAGGGGTATATAATATTTACGATCCTGAATCAGAAGCTAAAGTCTATAGCTTAAAAGATACAGCAGTACAGTTTCGACCATTTATTAACGCTTATCAATACATGGAATATGACGCAGATGCTAACAAATATGCCTCTACATCAGTAATCTTTAAATCATGGAAAGATGAGCCTATTGACACAAAAGGGGGAGTACGATGCGGAAAAGTTATTGGTAAAGATAAAGAGCAACTTACTGAAGCCGAAGTAGACGCACAAAGAAACATAAAATGCTACAGATTAGTGTATGGGCTACTTAGCATGGAGTGTACTAAAGCAGATGGTACAGCAACAACTGTAACTGAAATGCCTGTTTTATGGCGTGTAACAGGTATGAATTTTAAACCTATTGGAGAAACTCTAAAAGGATTAAAAGGCAGAAATAGTTTGATGTTCAATCATGTGCTAAACTTAACCACTAAACGAAAGAAGAGTGGAAGTAATACGTTCTATGTAGCATCTATTGATACTGATAGTAAGCAAGTTGAATTTTCTAAGAAAGACCTTGAGCATATGGATATGTTTAATGAGTTAATTCAAGATGAGAATAAGAGGATTGCAGAGCAATGGAAACAAGCTAATGCTACTAGTGTAAGAGATGATGCTAGTGCTAAGATCGTAGAAGCTGTGGCAGAAGACAGTCCAGAGGAGTTCTTAGCCAACTAATGTCAAACTCTATTTTAAACAGAGTACAAATGTTTCTCACAGAGGCTAACAAAGCCTCTGTGGGTGTATCTAGTACGATAGTGAATGAGTTTGGAGAAGCGTGTAAAGATGCTTTTAAAAAGCAGTTTACTGAACAGCGTGATAATAAATTTACAACACGCATGTCAAGTATAGGCAGACCTCTTTGCCAATTACAAATGGAAAAATCTGGAGCAGAGCCAGAACCCATGCCTTACAATACGAAAATGAGAAACCTATTTGGTGATATGATTGAAGCTGCAGCAGTAGCAATACTAAAAGCTTCAGGAATTAAAGTAGATGATATTCAGAAACATGTTAAATATAAATTTGATAATAACGAAGAAATTTCTGGAACATATGATATTAAAATCCAAAATAAAATATATGATATTAAAAGTGCATCGCCCTGGGCATTTGAACATAAATTTAGTGATGAAGGAGGTTTTGATGCTATACTGAAAGAGGATACTTTTGGATATGTATCTCAAGGATATCTATATTCTAATGCAGAAAATACAGACTTTGGAGGGTGGATTGCTATTAATAAATCTACAGGAGAATGGGCAGTAACCGAAACACCATTGTCAGACGACCACCATTCACAAGAAGCTATTAAGAAAGCTAAAGATAATATGGAAGCGTTAAATTCAAATGCCCCATTTAAAAGACTATTTAAAGATGAAGATGAATACTTTAACAGAAAAGCTACAGGTAATAAAATATTACCATTGCAATGTAGATTTTGTGCATATAAAAAACCTTGTTGGGGAGAAAAGTTAAAACATTTACCTCAACAACAATCTAAAGCACTTACTCCTAAATGGGTATGGTATACTGAAGTTAATAATCCTAGGGAGGAAGATGGACACACGAAGTAAAAAAGCTAAAGGAAGAAGACTGCAAAATTGGGTAAGAGATAAACTCTTATCTGCATTCCCTTCTTTAACTACTGATGATATATCAGGGGCTATTATGGGAGAAACTGGAGTTGATATTAAATTTTCAACTAGGGCTAAAGAATTGATACCTTATTCTATAGAATGTAAGAATAAAGAAACATTCAAAGGTATATACGATATTATGGTACAAGCAAATCATCATATAAAAGAAAACGAAACAGCAATTGCTGTTATAAAAATGAATCAGCGTGAACCTTTAATGATAGTTGATGCAGAACATTTTATAAATTTAATAAAGGAGAAAAATGCCGAAAAAAAATAATAGTATAAAAGAAGCTATACTTGTTTCTATTTTACCGACAGATAATGGATTTGCGTGTACTGTGTTGCCTTCAAATAATGCACCACAGGTAGAGAGTTATGCTGTTGCATTAACAATAGCACATGGAATGGTAAAAGTTTCTGTAGAAGAACCTGATTATATATTTGATAAAGGTATACAAGCTATGCAAGAAACAAGTAGTGAAAACAGAGTAAGTTTTGAAGATTTATTAACAAAAAGGAAGGAGAAGTTGCACTAATGACAACTCATCTAGTAATACCAGACCCTCATGTAAAAATGGGAGTAAGCAACGACAGATTTACCTGGGCAGGAAAGTTCGCTAAAGAATTAAATCCTGACATAGTTATTTGTCTAGGAGATTGGGTTAATATGGACTCCCTATCTCATTTTGATAGAGGTAAAAAATCTTTTGAAGGTAGGAGGTATAGAAAAGAAATAGACCATGCAGAAGAAGCTTTAGAATTATTTAACAATAGTTTTAAGAATAAACGAACTAGAAAAATCATGTTAGGAGGTAATCATGAGCATAGAATAACGAAGTTTGTTGAAGACAATCCAGAGCTGGAAGGTACATTGAGTGTTGATGATATTCCCTTTACCAAATACGGGTGGGAATACCATGACTATGAAAGAATAGTAGAACTTGATGGAGTTCTATATTGTCATAACATAGCTAGTGGTGTTATGGGTAAACCTATTAGTGGAGATTACGTTGCTTCTAATTTATTAAAGAAGAACTTTCAATCTGCTACTGTAGGGCATTCCCATTTATTTGATTATGCAGTTAGATCAATGCACAATGGTAGAAAGATTATGGGATTAAATGCAGGGTGCTATTTAAACCATAAAGAAAGCTTTGCAAAAGGCACACAACATTTATGGTGGAGTGGACTTATTGTAAAGAGAAACGTAGATAAAGGAGAGTATGATTTACAATCTATTAATATAAAGGAGTTGAGAAAAAAATATGAAAGACGCAAGTAGTTTATTAAGTATAGCGGATGAACTCGTATCAGGAGATAGAGCAAAAGAGTATGGCGATAAAGAAGTTATGCATAATAATATAGCTAAACTTTGGTCTGCTTTTTTGAATATAAACATCACAGGACATGATGTTGCTTTGATGATGACGTTATTAAAAATGGCTAGAACGAAAGCCGGGAATGTAAGTGAAGATACTTATATAGATATGGCAGCATATAGCGCCATAGCAGGTGAATTAAAATATAGGGGGAACGATGGACAATAACTATTTAATAACACAGGAACAAGTAAATACAGTTGTAAAATATATGTTTACTAGACCTTACGCAGAAGTAGTGCAACTTATAAATCTATTAGGCAAACTGCCTAAATTAGATCCTCAGATTAGACCTGAGTTTGTTAAGGAAGACGCTAAAAAGAAATGAAGAAAAAAGAGGAGGCTATTCTTTTTAGAACCACTGTTCTTGTAAACGAAAAGGGGGAAGTAGTAGTCGACCATGAGTCCTTACCTAATGACCAAGTACTTAAGAAACTAGGTAAGGGCTATCATGCAAATTTAATTACTACAATAGTAGGTCATTGTAAGTCTAAAACTTATGACTTTGATGACTCCCTAAATGTTTTATTAAAAGATTTTTAAGCTATAGCAGGCTTCATTAACCCGGAGTTTGCTGTAGTATTTTGTACATTAGGGTCAGGCTGAATATTCATAGCATCTGTCATAGGTGTAGGAATATCTTCAGGAGCAGGAGCCACAAACTCAGGATCACCTTGAGGTACTTTTACTGCTTCTTTTTCTTGAGAATTTTGAGTTTCTAAAGGAGAAGGTGGAGACTTTACTTCAGCCATTAATCCAGGACTTGCAGTGGTATCTGGATTTGTAACTGCAGCCATAGATCCGTATTCATTTACTAAATCATTAAAATTTAAATCTTTCATAGCTGCTAATAAATCTCCTATAATTAAGGGTCTTGATACATTACCTTCCATAGGCGTAGTAGGAATTTCTCCTACACTTTCTCTATTTAATTGATCTGTTAATTGTTGTGTGACTGGTAGTGCCATTATTCTCTCCTATTTTTCCATCCGTTTATAAAATTCCCAAGGCATTGCTCCCACAAATGCTTCATAATCAGGTGTTTTTCCTTTTTCTAGAAATCCTTTTGCTTTTTCTATTAAAGTTTTTTCTTTTGGTTCTAAAAGTTTATTTTTTTCTTCTAGTATTTTTTTAGAAGCATCTATAACTGCTGATGCTAACTTAGGCATATCTTTTTCTAATCTTTCATACGTCATAGGTACATTACCATAGATAGAGTCATGAGGATAGCCAATATCTTTTGTTGTTTCTTCAATCCAATCCTTATGCATTTTTTTGCTTTCTGGAAAAAGCTGCATATCTATAAATCTTACTAATATCTCTTCCCCTAGGGATTTAAAATTTTCGTATTTTCCATAAATAGATTCATTAAAATCTTTAAATATCTCTGGGTGTTTTTTAAATGCTCTGTGCCTAGCCTCATGCAGCACAACAGTTTTAAAAGCAGGGTCATAACTTGTTACACTAGGGTGATACATTATCCCTAACTTGCCTTCTAAGTCAGGTCTAACTCTAGCTACTGATCTGATGCTTTGTCTGTATTCTTCCCCAGAACCCACCTCGCCCATAGTACCTGCAGGCAGGTGGTACTTATCTGTTAAAGGCTTTGGAAACATTGCTCCTACATTAACATCAAAACCTAATTGTGCTATAGGGTCTCTAGCTAGATCTTCTTTGAAAAATTCATAAGAGAATTCTTTTCTAGCTGATGGGGGAGATGTTGGATCATGCTTTGATAAAAATCCTGACTTCCAATCTGACATTACAGTACTTTTGATAAAATAATAACTGTAATTATAATTAAACCTGCAGTAATAAGTTTGCCTTTTTTATTAAGACCTTCCCATTTTGTTTTAC